GGCATTAGCGTTGTAGGGTATGGAACGGCTTATATGGTCGGTAGAAGTTACCATGACTAGGTGAACCAAAGAAAGTAAAGTCACCTTGATTACACTCATACTCCAAAGCTTGGGAACGTGTAGTCAATTCTTTTTGTTGTAAGATTTGATATTGATTAGTATCACCAACAATACGGCTAGATACAATAGCTGCAGCACGTGCAACAATGTATGCTTGAATTGGTGCAGGGATGTTTTCCCACTCAAAATACCATAGAATATCTACATAGACAGTCTCTGCTGTCCACTTATAGCTATGCTTTTTCTTGTCGTAAAGTTTACCTCCACGGAAGACAGCATCCTTTTCAATGTTCTCAGGATAACCCTGGTTTAGATCCATCTGTAGAACATCGTCTGGGATGTTAATTTCATTATTAGAATCAGGTGTAATTTTATAATCAAATTCAGTATTATATGTCCATCCTTCAGCCTGTACTTCACGTGACACTTCTCTTAGGGTGTTGAGTGCAATCGCAACGTCCGGGTTGGTTTGAGTTTCAACTCTAGTTGTAACTTTGTTTTGAGTCAGTGCTTGGCTAGCAATAGTCTGTGAGATATTAATCGTATATCTATATGTCACAGGGCTAGTATTTTGCTGCACTCCAGCAACTGCAATAGAGGTACCAGTAGCTACACCAGTACCACCAATATAAGTACCAACAGGAATGTTAGCCTCTTCAGTGGTTAGAGTAGTACCAGAAATAGAACCAACAAATCGGTCTACCTCATTAATAACAATAGTTTCTTCAGTTGTCAACGTGGTAACAGGAGCCTGACCAACTGACGCCAGGATCTGATTAACGGCTTTAAGTTCAGTGGAGCCAGTAGATAGGTAAGGCATAATTGATAATGAGTATTATTCTCAATAAAGAATTAAAAAAAAGGAGCCTCCGAAGAGACTCCCATATAATAAAAACCCTATCAGGCGTTAGCAGGATAGGTAGTACCGAAGGCAGTGCCAGCGGTGCTAGTAGCGTGCAGCTCAACTGCACAAGCAGGGTTCAGGAAGTCAGCGCCCATGGCGAGACGACCCAGGATCACATCACCCTGGTAGATGGTGGAAACATCGCCACTGGTGACTTGCACCTGAGGAGCGATAGCTTCAACACAACCAGCAGCTTCACGTTGGAAGATCAGACCACAGGAAGTATCGAAGGCAGCTTGACCACCGTAGTTGTTGTTGACACCAGTAACAGAAGCCTGGGCATCCTCAAACTCAGTATCGCTGCCGACGAAATCACCAGTGTTGCCAGGAGAGGCAGGGCCACCAGTAACGCCGTATTTGACACCGTAGTTACCCATGAACGGAATGTTCATAGACTTGTAGATCTTAATACCGGCGATCTCGATGATACCGTTACCGCCTTGCAGGGCAGTGCCTTGCTCATCACGGTTCACAAGACCGTTGGATCCAACAGCTTGGATCAATTCATAGTATTGACGTGGGTTGAGGACCCCGACACGCCCGTCTTGGCTGACACCTTTCTCATCCAGAGCAGCAGCAGCGTCATAGAATGCAGCAACCAGCTTAGCAGAATCGAAAGCATCAGACAGAGCACCAGTACCAGTACCAACTTGGATCTGAGTACCACCGGGCTCCTCCATGCTCACCAGGCTACCACCAGTACCAACGGATTGGACCGGAGAGGCTTGACGTGCACCTTTAGCAACAGCACGGAAGATAAGGCGGTCATATTTTTCAGCCAAAGCATACCCGATCTTGCGAGAAATCTCCGAGCGCATATCATAATGCGACAGAGTTTCGTCGAGATCATACAAAAATGCGCTGGAAATCAGCAGATCATCGACAGTGATGGTCTTCTCCGCCACGGGAGGACGGCTGTTGGAATCACCAAGGATGCTGTTACCAGGAGTATGGTACTCAGCCGTGGTGCGTCCAGTGTAGATAAATTGAAGAGACTTACCATTGGTCAGCGTACGACGCATAACCAGGTCACGAGCGATCGTGTTGTTCTGGAAGCCTTTGAACATCTCTCCACTGAACAATTTCAAGTAGAGCGCGCGGGCGTCACCCGTGCCATTATTTTGACCCGGGCGCGTAAGTTGCGCGGGGTTTACAGAAGATTGAAAAGCCATTGTATAAAGTTAAAATTTATGTAACCAAGCTTCAAACGTTTGAAAAAATTTTGTGGTCTATTCCCACCGTCTAGACGGCTAGAGGTATCGGCGTACCGGCTCTAACCAATACTGAGGAGGGGCGTTGAACCCCTCCCGCCAGCCTAACTGGATCAGTCGATCTCTTTATACACTACACCACGGTAGCGGAGGGCATCAGTATGATAGCGCTCTGCGCGCTTTTTCTGTGATGCAAGGAAACGAATGAGATTGATAGACATAATAAAATACCTAGTAAATCCACGCCCCGTTCCATGCGTGGTTAATCTGCGTCCATGATTGATTCCAGTACCATTTTGGTGAACTGCATTTCTAAGAATTCAATGTCAATCTGTTCTTGTGGATGACCACCAGCCCATTGTTTTTTGTATAATCTTAGTGCATCTCGAATAATACGAGCGCCACCATCAGATACTTGAATATCAAACATAGGATGAACGTACTAGATAGTTAGCCGATAGCAGGTGCTACCAGCGCCACTGGAGTAGTCTCGGCTGCTGCCAAGTCCAGTGGGAAGTTGTGGGCATTGCGTTCATGCATGACTTCCATACCAAGACCAGCTCGGTTAAGGATGTCTGCCCACGTATTGATCACATGACCATTATGTACAATTGATTGGTTAAAGTTAAAACCATTCAGGTTAAAAGCCATGGTAGATACACCAAGAGCAGTAAACCAGATACCAACAACAGGCCAAGCTGCCAAAAAGAAGTGGAGACTACGGCTGTTGTTAAAAGAAGCGTACTGAAAAATAAGACGACCAAAGTATCCATGAGCTGCAACAATGTTGTAGGTCTCTTCCTCTTGGCCGAACTTGTAGCCATAGTTCTGGCTTACTTCCTCAGTCGTCTCTCTAATAAGACTAGACGTAACCAAGCTTCCGTGCATAGCACTAAACAAGCTCCCACCAAATACACCGGCAACGCCGAGCATATGGAACGGATGCATAAGAATGTTATGTTCAGCCTGGAATACGAACATATAGTTGAAGGTTCCGCTAATACCAAGAGGCATAGCGTCTGAGAAAGATCCTTGACCAAAAGGGTATACCAAGAAAACGGCGGAGGCTGCAGCAACAGGTGCACTGTATGCCACGAAGATCCAGGGACGCATCCCTAGTCGATAGCTAAGTTCCCACTCTCGTCCCATGTAAGAATAGATACCAATGAGGAAGTGGAAAACGACGAGCTGGAATGGACCCCCGTTGTAGAGCCATTCATCAAGTGTAGCAGCTTCCCAAATTGGGTAGAAGTGTAGTCCGATGGCATTGCTGCTCGGAACGACGGCTCCAGATATGATGTTGTTTCCATAGAGGAGGGAGCCTGCGACTGGTTCTCGAATTCCATCGATGTCTACTGGCGGTGCTGCCACAAAGGCAGTTACAAAACAAATGGTTGCTGCGAGAAGGGTAGGGATCATAAGGATCCCGAACCAACCAACATACAACCGGTTATTAGTGCTGGTTACCCAGCGGCAAAACTCCTCCCAAGTGGATCGGCTCTGCTGTTGTGAAATAATAGCGGTCATTTAAAAGTGCGATTTAATTTACATTTTTATGTATTTGAGCACTAAGTAAAGCCCGCCCAAGGCTCACATCCAGTGGCGGGCTGAGTTTCATATTTAAATCAGAAGGTCCATTTGACGCCAGCTTTAGCGCCATAGCTAGACTCTTCGTCGCCGGTCATGAACGAAACCTCACCGTAGAGATCAAGGTTATCGGACACGGGAACAGCAGCACCGACTTTGCCGGACCACTCCAGCTCAGCCTCAACGCCGGAGGTAGACAGAATAGCAGGACCACCCTGAATATACCAACCATCACCTTCGTAACCTACGTGGTTCTCAATAACAGAACCAGTGTACTCATCACCATAATAACCAGTGTTGGCTTCGATGTTTGCGTAGGGACCAGCAATAGCGCCTTGAGCACAGCCGAGGAGGAAACCGGCAGCAATAATAGATTTCATGATAAATAAAAGATTAGGGGTTTACTTTTTTTTCCGCGTTTTAGCGGCTTGTTTGAACTGTTTGGCAGTAGGAGCACCCTTGCTGCCAACTTTGCGCATTTTTTCTCCACTACCGGCGGCGATCCGCTTGCGCTTGGCGTGGATGTTAGCATACAATCCAGGTTTAGCCATTACTTTTTCTTTGGAGGACGACCTTTTTTTGTACCGTACGTTCCTTTACCTTGCGGCATTACCAGACTCCGGGAATAATTTGACCAGTGAGTGCATAGGCACCGAGAGCCGCCATGACGCCAAGCATAGCGAGACGACCATTAAGCTTCTCAGCCTTTTCATTGTGAGTTTCAGTTACGTCCATAATAGTCATAGGTGGTTCGATTGCATAGAGGTTCAGACGTCCTCGTTCTTCAGTAACAGTAGTCATCAGAAAGAGACATCAGAGTTTTCAAGACGGCGCATCAGGTTAGCCCTGTACGCCGGGTCACGATCATAGCGTGGGTCGCTCATGGCAGCAACCAACTCAGCTTGACTTTTGAATGAGTCATCTGTATCAGCTGCGCCACGCCCTGTAAGCGTCTGACCATCAGAGCCTACAGAGTCGTTGTAACGTGCTTGCAAAGCTAGGACCGCATAGTAGATAGCATTTGGGTTACCAGAACCCATTACACTATCATACATCTCAATCTCTGATTGCTCAAAGTTTTCGGATGCCCAATCAAGCATGGATTTGTAGGCTTTATCACCGCCCACCATATCCATTAGCATTTCTGCTTGCTCTTCGGATAGGATTTCTTCGTCTCCGTCGTCTTCTGTTTCTTCTGACTCTGACTCTGCAGGCTCACCCTCGTCTTCGGGGGCTGGTACTTCATCACGTGGTTCTCCAAGTTTCTTTTGAAGTTCTACATAAGCTTGTTCAAGAGCTTGGGGGTCTTTAAACTTACCAGCAAGTAGAGGTGAATCACCTTGCTCAATGGACTCAGCAATCGCAAGAGACTCCTTTTCATCTGAGTTAAGAATCTCAGGATTAGAAGGAGCCTCATTCATTGTAAATGTTTCAGCCATTCATTATTGGGGGATAGGTGGTTGTTGTTGTTGCAGTGCCTGTTGCTGCATTTGCATCTCAGCTTGTGCTGCCTTTTGATCAACAGCTGCCATCTGAGGTGCCTGCTGGGCTGCCATCATCTGTTGCTGCTGAGCTAGCTGCTGTTGCTGTTCAGCTTGGAGTTCTTGCATACTCTTCACAAGGTTGAGTACGTCAATACCAGACGATGCTGCCAGACGTTTGATGACTTCATCCGGGTTAATGTATTGAGCAATGGCATCTGGACCCATGGTTTGAGCGATGACAGTAAGGAACTGCGCAAGTGCTTCACGATCTTGACCGCGACCAAGGGCATTGATACCTGCCACGATCGTTGGTCGAACGACATCACCTTTCGGTAGCCGTGGGATGTCACCAGTCTTTTGTGCAATGTTAAGTTTGCGGTTAAGATAAGGAACTAAGAACTCAACAGTCAACAGGCTAAAGAGCCCACCGAGTTGTTGCTCTAGTTCTAGCTGTGTCATCCTAACTTCTTCTGCTGTCGTGCGTTCACTGTCCCTCACGTTGAGGATCAGGAATGCTTCGTTCAGACGTTGAGTCAATGATCCAATCATCTGATATGCAGTAGAGAAGTCAGCTGTCTTCCCAACCTGTACCACACCAATGTCATCAGGGCGACCTTGGATGATCGCACCGTTACCTGCATTAGCAAGTGTCTG